TTTGTATCTGCTGCATATCCTGGAATTGATTCTAAGATTGTAGCTACAGAAGGAGAACATACTAAGAAGTTAGCTCCACCTCTTAAAGTTTTTTGGTGAATTTTGTTAGATACTTTTTGAACTTTAGTTCCTAAAGTTTGGAACCATTGTCCTTGAGTATTATAGAAATCAGATGTGTTACTTACCCATGTATTACCGTCCCAAATTCTATTATTCTTAGCTGACCATCTTTCAGTTGTAGCTGCATCTTGGATTAACATATCTAATAATTCTAAGTCAATCTCCATAGAGATGTACTCTGATAGTAATGATGTTAATTCTGCTTCAGCATCAATTGAATGATAAGCGTTTAAGTCTTGAGCGAACTCTGGAGTCCATTGAGCTTTTAATTTTCTTGTTTTAGCAACAATTGCCTCAGAAGCTAATGTTACGTTGATTTCTGGTATTTTTAAAGTACCTGTAGTATCTTCGAAATCACCTCTTGAGTTATCAGCTGGTTGTTTTTGGTATTTTACAGTTGCATCAAAAGTACCTGATGCGATTGTTGGTACATAAGTTCCACCTGCAGAATTTAATTTAACTACGAATACTACATTCCCTCCTGTTTGTACTGTTAATTCTGGGTTAGAAGTAATATCTATCGATGCTGAGTATAATCTAAATGCTCTAATACCTTCTATATCTAATCCTGATAAAGAAGAAGTAGCTACTGTAACTGTTCTATAGTTTGTAGGTAATTCTCCATCTTGATAAGCGATAGAAGCAGAAGTTGCAGAACCTGTTGCTTGTCCTGATAATACTGCTGATGATGCAGAGTTGATTGAGTAACCAAATCTACCAGCACCATATAAACCTCCTGATACTTCTTCATCAATTCCGATTTTGTCTCCTGCAGTAGATACATTACCGTACATGTTATCTCCTGCATTAAATCCTACAGTGCTTGTACCGTATTTAAAATCTAAATAGAATACAAGACCTGATGGTAAATTCATTGGCTGTACAGAAACGAAATCTTTAGCAGCGATTTGAGCAAATACTTTACGTACTAATGGTAAAGCTACTCCTGCCCATTGCTCACCTTGTCCAGCTGAGAATGATGCTCCTGTTCCTGTAGTTGAAGCTTCAGATACTAATTGTTTTGCTTGATTCTCAAGAATCATAGCCATGTTGTTTTTCTCGATTTCATTAGAAATACCTTCTAATAAACCTGATTTGCTCCATTTACCTGCTAAACGAGCAGCATCTGCTTGTAAAGTCTTATAGTTGTTTGAGCTCTCTAATAATTGATTTAATTGCATTGTTGTTTAATTAAAATTGTTTAATTTGTATTATTTGATAATTCCTGCTAACTTTTGCCATCTAGCTACTTGTTCATTTACCTCAGAGATTACCTCTTTTTTACCTGCTACTGTTGCAGTACCTGCTGCTTTAGAAGCAAATGATTTATGCTCTTTAATTGCAACTGGTTTTGATACTACATTTTTAGAAACTGTTTCGTAAACTAATTTAACCTCTTTAACTGTTTCTGCTTTATCAAATGCAGCTACAACATTTACTTTTTGACCTTCTGTTAAATTATTTGCTTTGAAAACTTTATTTACATAAAGTAATTTAGCATTTAATAAATTAACTTCTTGAAGTTGAGTTCTTAACTGTCCAATTGTTGCTAAAGCTTCTTCTAATTCTTTAGATTCTTCACTTATTTTGTGAGCTCCTGAATGTTTTTCAGTTTCTGGTAATGACTCTATCGCTTTGTTAACAGCTTTTCCAAGAGCACTTTCTTCTCCAGCTTTTTTTAACTTAGCAGAGATTTTATCAATCCAGCTATCTAAACCTTCTTCTAACTCTTCTTCAAGTTTATGAGCTCCAGAATGCTTCTCAGTTTCATATTTACTTACCATTTTTTCAATAGCTTGTACAATATTACTTTCTTTTCCAGCTTTTTGTAACTTAGCAGAGATTTTATCAATCCAGCTATCTAAACCTTCTTCCATAGTGTCTTCTTTGTCCATCTCTGCTAATTCTGCTAAGATTTCGTTGATGTCGATTTCCTCTTCACCATCTACTCCTTGCATATCATCAGCTCCGATTTTGCCTTCGTCCTCTCCTGGTAACTCTTCTTCTCCTTCTTCGTCTCCAACTTCTTGGGCAACGATATCACGGATAAGATCTTTTAATTCTTCCACAGACATATCTTTTACGTCTATGTCTTCTTCTTCAGCTTCTTCTTCTTCGCCTTCTGCTTCTTCAGCTTCTTCCTCCTCTTCAGCTTCTGCTACGTTTCCGTGTGCAGTTGAACCTTCTGGATTGTTGATCATATCTTCTTCATTCATCATTTCATCTTCTGCTTCTTCCATTTCTTGAAGTTTTGCAGCAAGCATGTCTTTTAAATGAGGTGTCAATGATTCTTCTAAAGCTTCTTTAGCATTGGCAATTGCAGCTTCACGAATAGTTTTAGCTTCAGCAATAGCTTGCTTAAATAAATCTTGATTTGACATAATTTGTTTTTTGTTTGTCGTACGCTTATTGTAGTATTTTGAAGCGTAATAGTAATTTTACGTGTAGTTGATATCGTATATGTAACGATATATTCATATATAAATACACCCAGTTTTCCAAAAACTAAAAAACCCACCTTTTTGGGGTGGGTGTTTGTTTTTGTACTATATAAACTCTACTCTATCACTCTGTAAAGGTCCATGACCTGTTAAGTGTTTAGCTATCTTTTCAATAATTTGTTCGTAGTCTTGTTTTGATAGTTGTACCTTATCTTGCCAATCAGAATACCCTATATGTGGACCTATTTGTCCTACTAGTTGATCTATTAACGCTGTATCTACATATCCAATTGAATCTTTAGGTCCTCCTTTATATGTTCTAATTGCGATCTTACCTTCTACTATGTTTTTCGAGTTGTCTTCTTTTAAGAACTTTGCTTGCCATTTATGTATGTCAAAATTGTTTTTCATTATGCTCTTATTATGATTGTCTATTTAATATTTCAAATACTCGTGGTTGTTCATCTAAATATACTTTTGTATCAACAAAAATTGCTCCTAAATCTTCTATATTTTCTGGATCTGTGATATCTTTTATTGATAATAAAGTTACATTAACGTTTTGTCCTTTTTTACCTTGCATCATCAGTTGGTAATCATTTAGCCAATATTGAGAATTATGTATTCTATAAGTAGGTCTATCAGGAGAATTTCCATGAGGTTTAACATCAAAATACTGGAAATGAATGAACATAGTACCTCCTTCAAAATCCCAAATACGTTCCATTGCCTCATCTGTTGTTTGAGCTGTTCTTGGCATTAGTTTTTTAAAGAAGTCTTCATTTACTTGATTTATATCATCTAAAACAGGTGGAGTAAAGTTATTATAAGTAACTTCACTTAGTATCTTTGAATTACTAGTTAATTTATTTTCTACTAAGAATTTTTTTAAATTAAAGCTTTCCATTATGCTCTTAATATGTTATTAATGATTGTATCTAATTTATCATATTTTCCTACTACTTGTTTTCCTTCATTTAGTGAAATTGGATTCATAAAAGCTCCATGTGTAGAAGGATTTGAAACGAAATCCCAGCATACTAATTCAAAGTCTGGTTGAACCATTAGAGTTCCTTCATTTGTCTGTGTTACTGATCCTGTTCCTCTTGAAGAGATTCCAATTGTATGTCCTCCTTTTAAGATTTCTTTAACGATATTCCCTGAAGGTGTATTTAGTAATTCTACTTTACCCATTAAATCATCTCCATCCCACCACAGTTCTTTTACAACGTGTGAAGCGTTTTTTAAAGATACTACTGCTGATTCTGGATGATCTAATTCTCCGTATGCATTTCCTACTTTAACGAAATTTTCTATATAATTTTTTACCTCTTCTTCAAGGATTTCTCTTTTATAGATTCTTCCGTTTTGGTTCTTTGCTCCTGCTCTCTGCATAAGACCTGTTACTTCAAAAACACCCGGTTTAGCTTTTGATTCGGTAAGAAGTCCTTTAAAAGGAGTTACGTTTATTAATAGTGGATTGTTCATTATAATAAGTCTTTTAATGATACTGATTCATACATCCCTTCTCTATCAGCTTCAAATCTATCTTGATTGGCTAAACTTTGTAAAGCTCCTGCTTTTGCTCTATTCATTAGACTTAGTATACGTCTAAATGCAATATCCTGAGTAGTGTTTGCTTGTGTTTCTGTTTGTTTATGTAATCTTTCAAATTTAGAAGGTTCAGTTTCGTACATTGCCATTAATTTACGAACCATGTCTTTATCTGCTTCCTTATCTTCTGCTTCGTACAAGTCTTCAAAACTTTCTTCATCACTAGCTTCTTCGTAGCCTCTTGGATGCGAAATATCATCTGCTTCGTCTTCATCTGGTTGATTCATCCAGTGTTGATCGTATGGATAGTCTGCATAGATTCTTTCAATTGCTCTACTATATCCGTATATTTGATGATCGTCTAAAAAATCTGCTAGTGAAGCACTATTCTCTTCTTCATCTGGCCCTGTCATGATATCGTGTATCATATCTACGTACCCGTAGATTTGATTATCTTCTAAATAATCTGCTAATTCACTTTTATATTCTTGATCTGATTTTGGTCCTTGCATTTCATAAATATCCTCTTCATTCTCCGTTAATACCTTTTTGATAAGGTTTTTAATACCTTCTTTCAAAGTAGTTTCTGCTATATCTTCTACTTTTAATATTTCATCTGGTGTGAATTGAGATAGAAACTCTTCAGGAGATGTTTGGAAGTTCTCTCCGTCTGAATCAATAAGATTATGTCCTCTTAGTGTAAAAAATAGTCCGTTATGTCCTTTATACTCTTCTTCCCAATCTCCGTCTATTGCAAAATATTTTCCGTCTGGAAGATTCTTTAATGAGGAAACATTTTCTTTTAAGTCTTTTATTTTCTTCATTCCATTGAAAGTGTCTACAGTATTTTTTGCTGTAGCGTCTACCATTTTATCATGAAGATCAACTTTCTTATTATTTCCTGCTAATTGATTTGTATAGAAGATTTCGTCTTTTTCTAAATTCTTAAGAACTTTAGTCAATGCTTTTTTATATTCTTCAGCAGTTGGAGTTCCTTGAATACCCATTGTTTCCAATTCAACTCTTAAACCTCTTAGTATTTGTTCATATGGATAGTTGTCCATATCGTTGGTTGGCTTGTATCTATAATCTGCTAAATTCTTTTTAGTAAGTCGAGCTTCGTTTAATTTTTTTAACGCTATTCTTATTTCCTGAGCTGTTCGTTTATTACCACCTTTTTCAGCAGCTTTTAAAGCTTTTTCTAATCCTTCCTTATCCTCAGGTAATTTATCTCCTGTAATTCCGTGAAATTTAGATAAGTTATTTATAGATGCATGACCTCCAGCTTCTTTAACAGTTCCCCTACGTCTTTCTAATTCTGATTTAATTCTTGCTATTTCATTTTCATTACCTTCATATCTTGATAGGTTAGAAATCATATCAGTAAGAGCATCGTTAGAATAATCTGCAAAACTCTCCTCAGCAGATACTTCTACAATCATTCCTCTATTCTTAAGAATTTTAACAGCATCATTATATCCGTTATAACGAGTTACTAATTGTGGTTGTTGCATTCTAGCTTCTACTAGGAATTGATCTTTGGAGAATTTTCCCTCTTGAATTGCGTTATATTTTTCTTGTAAAGTTCTCATATTATTTATTTTCGTCTAAGTAATCAAACATTTTTGTATGTGAAGGTCTTTTTGGTCTTTTAACTGTTTTATATCCTAATTTTTCAAGATATTTAGTAGCTTTATTTTTTCCTGTTCCTTTTGAAAAAGCATAAGGAGTAGCATATTGTGCTCCTGCTCCTGGTGAGAAAGAAGCTCCTGTTCCTGTTGTAGACATTTCTGATAGGACTTCTTGTACAAGCTTTACAATCTCTGATCTTTTCATAGGTTTTTTAATTCATTTACCAATTCGTAGTATTGCATTAGGTTTACTAAATGGCTATCATCTACTTTTTGTGTATTTTTAATAGGTGTAATACTTTTTTGAATTTCTTCTAATTTAATTTTAACAATATCGTCTGTAACTTTTCCTTTAAATTTAGTAATTTGAGAATTTAATTTCTCCATCTCCTCATTTACTATATTTCTTAACCTAGTTGTAGAGTTAACTGATGTTATAAATTCTTTCAGAATGTTTTTTTGTTCTGGAAGTAGTTCTGCGTATTGGTTGTTGAATTTTTCTAAAAGAATTTTATAAGTTAATAGCCTTAAATCCTTATCATACTTAGAATACTCTTCAATCAAGGCATCTTTTACTTTTCCCTGTGATTGTGAATTTTGAGTTAAATGCTCAAGTAGAGTTGTTTTATTGTCTACAAATATATTCGGGTCAAGTAAGTCTGCTGTATTTTGAGCTTCTAGTAAACAGTAAAGAGCTGCAAGAGGTTTATAATTATCTACTTTTATAGAGAAGAATTCTTCTAAATTGTACTGCTCTTTTAACTCTTTTATTAATTCGTATTTCTGTTTCTTTAAAGAAACTGTATCCAGCTTTCTAGAAATCTCTATAATAGTTGATAGAATCGTTTCTGCTTTTCTAGATCCTACCCCTTTGTTTTTTATTACAAAATCATACAGTTTAAATTCTTTAACAAGAGATGTATTCCCTGTATAGAATTTTTTAATAATTTTTACTGCTGGTGAATCTTTTCTCGATAATGTATCTGCTGCTACTTGTTTTACTAGTAGTTCAAATATTAGTCCTGTATTTTTGTATTTTGAGTGTTTTATTTTCACAGTTATAGTATCTTTGTTATAAATAGGTATTATTTATCTAAATCTTTTATATTATCTTCGTTTAGTAAATCTGATTCCTGTTCTTGTTGTTTTTCGAAAATAAGTTTCTTTTTAGAAGCAAACATATCTTTATTTTTAAATAAGACAGATTCTGCTGTAGATCTTCCTTCCTTAACATTTTCATTATCGCTTGGATATCCGCCTTTCATACCTTTTACTCCTAATCTATCTCTTCCACCAACTGGATCTGCCTGTGTTCCTATTATTGAGACTTTCTCTCTAGGTCTTCCTTCCGGTCTAGGATCTCTTTCATCATACCCTGCAGGAACCTCTCCTCTTTCTCTTCCATACATAGAAGCAAGATCGTGAGGTGTTCCATAAGATTGACCTGTTGCTACTGGATCATTTCCTTCATTCTCTATCTGAGATATTCTAAAGTCTCTTTTTGCATCCTCTCTTACTAAATCTCTCATTTCATTATACTGATCTTCAGATAAATTAAAGATATTATCATAGATATAATCTGATGAGAATAATTTAGTTTCTTTCATTTGACGAGCTAGATCTATTTTTTCTTTTAATAGAGCTACTTTTTCTTGTTCAAATATAATAGAAGGATTTGTTAATTTAATCTCAAAATTGGTTAAAGATTCTCCTTTAAATCCTTGAGCATATAAATGCACCAATCCAATTTTTGTTAATTCGCTTTCTACAATTTTTTGAAGTCTTTCAACTGTTCTAGCAAAACGAATATCTTCTGCTGCTAAAGTGGCTTTTCCTGTTAAATCTTTTTCGAATCCGAAATAAGCTTTTGGTACTTTTAATGCAGCAAACATTTTATCTCTTAAGTACTCAATATCATTTGTACCATCGTAGTCTAATCCTTTAGTTGTTTCAATACGAGTTGAAGTATCGCCTCCTCTTACTGGAAGATAGAAATCCTCCATCATATTCATCATATTGAATCTCAAGTTGTATTCCCCTGTTTGTTGATCTACATAAGGAGTTTTCTTAATACTGTTAATTGTTTTTTGCATGAACTGCTCTACCTCATTCGGTGGAATAGATCCTACATTTACATAAAACATTCTCTTCTCAGGAGCTCTCATGATTCTATGAATCAACATCGCATCCTCCATTAAAGTTAATTGTTTGTAGATTTTTCTAGCTGGTTCAATATAAGATCTTCCGTATGGTAGGTAATTTATATCTGATATTAGTCTGAAGTGAGCTACTTCGTAATTATCAAGAGTGATAACTGATTTATTTGATTTTGGAATATAATTTGGATCTGCTGAAGATGCTAATCCGTCTGGATCAATTGTAAACATTACTTTAGTTGGATTTTCAGGATCTGTTCCTTCATATCTAACTATATTATAAACTGTGTAAGGAATTACATTATATACTCCAAATTGTTCTGAGATTTCTAATTTTAAGAAGAAGTCTCCGTATTTACACATATTTCTAATCCATGACCAAAGATTAAATTCAATATTTAATACATCGTAATATAGATTGTATAATACTCTTTGAATATTCTCATCTGAGGATTTAATAGAAAGAACCTCCCCCATATCATTCTTTAGAGTAGATTCATCTGCTAATATGTCTAGGGTTGAAGCAATAAGCGGATCTGTATCCATTGCTTCGTAATCAGAGTATAATTGAATTCTTAACGTCTGGTAGTTAAGATTTGGATTAAATATATTTTTATTATTGTAAATATAAAGACGTGAGAATCTATCCAGAAGGGCATTGGTTTGGTACTTCCCTGTAGTCTGTATTTGATTAACATCAGCAATCTTTAATTCATCTCCTCCTACATTCCTGATTACAACGTCTGTTGCAAATAGTCTTTTTAAGGAAGAAAATAGATTTGTATCTGCCATTTTAAAAATGTTTTATTTATAAATAGTAACTTATCTTATTAGCCATGAAAGATCCTCATCACCATTAGATGTCTTCATAAGATAAGGATTATTCTGCATAGAAGCAACGTTATAAACAGCAGTATTTCTTTGATTAAGATTTGTAAAAGAAGAAAGAGTAGCTCTTGCTAAATCCATACCCTGTTGTCTTAGCCGTACTGCAGTATCTCTTACATATAATCCTGTTGCAAAAGACATTACCAAGTCATCATTGTATCCAACCTGTGCTTGTGCTTTTCCATTTTTCCATATGAATACCCTTAATTCTGATATAAGTCTCTTGGATTTAACTATAACTGATTTCTCTCGTATGTATTCGGTCATTTTAGCTATTACAAGAGGTCTGGTACGAAGAGACATGGTGAATCCCGGTACTAATTTATCTCTTTCGAATTTAGCCATATATGATTCAACTGTTTCAGTCTCCGATCTTGATGAATAGTATAGATTTTTATATTCTCTTTCAAGTATTTGTTCAATAGTTGCCCATCCAATATTAGCATTCTCTACTACAAGTAATGCATCATTGTATTCTGAGGCTATTCCTACTAGTACATTCCCAAAGTCTTTTGGTGATAGCTTTCCTTTATACTCTGCCACTTGAGATGCATTTTCTATATCAAAGACATGGAAACCGGAGTAGTCAGTAGAATCTCCTCTAGCGACATCGGCAACAACCATATAGGATTTTTGATAGTCAGGTGATTCCCATACCCATAAATTCCCATCTACTCCTCTTTTTTCTACAGGATCTGTAATATATGTTTCTTCATAGAATGATAAGATCTCTGGTTCTATTACAGAATCTCCAGATGATAGGAAGTCACAATCACATTCCTGAGATGCCATTCTAGGTCCAAGATCTGCATCTTGTTTATCTCTCCAGGATTGATCTCTTTCCGGGTGAACAGTCCAAGGAAGTCTTACCGGTACAAATGAATTCTCTCCTGCTTCAGCCTTTTCCCATGTTTTATGGAACCAGTTACCAATACCATTTGGTGTGGATAGTGCCATACACTGACCTCCGGTGGCTAGGGTTTGTTGTGCTGCAGTAAATGTTTCTTCGATATTATCAATGAAAGCTGCCTCATCAATTAATAAAAGCGATACTGCTTCCGAACGAGCAGCATCTGAATTAGAAGATTTAGCAGTAATTCTAGAACCGTTTTTTAATCTTAAAGATAATTTATTCTTTTCAGTGGAAGGCAATTGTAACCATTTTGGTAGATTCTCATACATGAAAATCGTTTTAGAAACCAGGTTACGAGCTGTTGCTTGTGTGGTTGCAAGAGCAAGTACGTTTTTATCTTTGTGAAAAAGCATTAACCATAATGCATATCCTGAGGCTAGAGTCGATATACCGAGCTGTCTGGATTTTAATGTGATAATGTTTTGGCTATCTCTAAAAAGTCTTAATACTCCTTCCTGAAATGGATATAGATTAAATAAGATTCTTCCTCTTGTTGGATGCTGTATATTACAGTACTTCTTCATAAAGTATGCAGGATCTTTTGCACACTTTATATACTCTTGAGCTATTATTTGTTTAACGTCTGGTTGACTCATATTATATAATTATATATAATAAATAGTATAGATAAAAAAACCCACCTTCTTTGGGGTGGGCTTGTTGAATATCTTTTAAATTATTCCTGTTCTTTTTTAGATTTCTTTTCTCCGAATTTTTTATCATACTCTTTTTCAAGTTTCTCAGCTTGTTTTCTAAGAGTCATGACATCTTTCTTCATTTGTTTTACTTTTTTAGCATCAACAAACTCTGCTCCTTCTCCTTCTTCTAAAGAACTTACTCTAGCTTCTAACATCTCAGCAACTTCTTTCATTTTCATCATCTTATGTTTATATGCTGCTTCGTTTGTTCCATGTTCGATTTCCTGCATTAATTTTTCAATGTTCTCGTATTTTGGAAGTGGCTTTTCTTTAACCATTTCTTCTTCTGTTACAGCTTGTGATGCTGGGTCTGGAAGAGGTTCTCCTGTTAATTTATTTGTTCCAAAAGGATGCTCTTCTTCGGCTATTCCTAAAGCATTTTCTACTAAACGAGTTAGGTATTTTTCTCTTGGAGATTGTTTTGATTCCATTACTTCTTCTTCAATATCTCTTTCTTTTCTCTCTTGTAAATAAAGTTGTCTATCGAAAATTAATTCCCCTGTTAATCCATAATTCTCATCTTCCAAGCTCATTAATTCTTCATCTGTTAATGGAGTACCATCCTCATACTCAGCATAAGTAATATATGCATCTACAAAATCTGGGTAGTCGTTTGTATCTATTCCGTCGATTTCGATTGAACGAGTGTTTACTGGTTTTCCGTTTAAAGAAACTTCCTCTTTAAGAAGCTTTGCGTTTTTTGTAAGTTTATTCTCTGTTAAGAATGATCTTAAATTAAAATTATCTGCCATTGTGGTTTATTTTTGTTTATAAATAGTTTATTAATTGGTTAAAAAAGTTCTGAATATATTGTATCTAGTGAGGTAAAAAATTTATTAGAAACTTCTTTCTCTATTTCTTCTTTACTATGTTTTATTGATACTGCTAAATCTACAGGTATTCTACTATCTTGTGAACTACTGTAGACGAATTCCGGTGTTATGTTTAATAATTTTCCTGATAGATCAGGTCTGACTAGTTGCTTACCTTTTTCATCTTTTATCCCCCAGGCTTTTCCTGTTACTACAAGTTTACTATTTAAGAAAGTTCTCATTACTTGACTATAATCATACTTAACTGTATGTATTATTATTCCTGTAAGGAGTTTTCCTGTATATATTTTCTCTACCCAAACAAAAAACTCTTTGTTATGTTCTCCAGAAAGCTTTTTTGCAATAGCATCTAACCTGTTGTAGATAGTTTTATATGTATCTTCCGGTATTCTTTCTTTAAGTTGATTGATTGTTAAATTTTCTAATGAAGAATCTTCCTTATACAACTTAGTTAGTGGTTCAACTATCTTTATAGAATCTGCAAAAGTAGTATTAAGTTGATCTAAGCCTAATCCTATAGGTTTACCTTTCGCTGTTGTTTTCAACGATACGTGGTGCCCATTTACTATAATATCTGCTAAACCTTGACCACCTCCTACATGCTCTGCTTCTATTCCTTCTACTTTATTTAATAACTTTGTTAATAGAACTTCTGATATAGTTCCTAATGAGTTAGGGTCAAAGTAATTAAAGATAGATAAGTATTTAGAATACGGTTCTTTTATTTTTTCAAAAGCATCCTTAAGTGCTTGTATGTCTTGATTGGTTAATTCATCAACTGTTTGATCTTTCGACCCTTCCTCCTCCTCCATAACAATTCCATACTCAGAATAAATCTCTCTAAGGATTTTCATATCGTCAGGATTATTCATATCTGGGTATCCTTTCTTACAACGGAAGGCCCATTCTGTAACTATTTTGCTTATTACGCTCATAACTTATTTTATAATGCTTCTGGTGTTTCTGCTTCCGGTCCTCCAAATTCTTCAGCTCCAGGTTCAGCTGGTGCTTCTTCGGCTCCTCCTGCTTCTCCTCCTGGAAATTCTCCACCACCACCACCTCCGGGTGCTGGTTCTGCTGTAAAGTCTTCTCCTCCTGGTTCCTCACCTTGAGAAATTGGACCATCTTGCATGATTCGTCCTAATGCATCTAAGGCTTGTTGGTATTCTGATACGTTATTTAAGAAATACTGTTTTCCTTCTATAGTTGCATCAAAACCTTTTCCTGTCCATTTTAAATCAAGAGATTGTCCATTTTTTAAAACAACTTTAAAAGTGGATGGTTTTGGAACTGTCCATTTTACATCTTCTATGAATTCATCATATTCGTTTGTAAATAAGGATACTAATGTTTTCTTTACTGTTGGAAATTTTCCTAAGATTTCTTGAGTAGATGTCTTTAAAGCCGGTATTTCAGCTTCTCTTAATACCTCTACATATGCTTCTAGTATTATATTTTTTAAATCTTTTTTAGAGATTGATTCTTTGATTGCTTTTTTATCTTGAGCTGCTTTTTTCATTGGCTCTGTCTTATTTCCGTCTTTATCAAGATCTAAATAATCTGGCTTGGCTCCTTCATTTTTATTAGCCATGTAAGCTGCAATGGCCATTTGTCTTTTCTTCTCTTTAGACTTTCCTTTGAATTGAGGAGTATCTGATTTTTGAAAATCTTTAATATATGTTTCCGGTTTAGATTTAGAAGTTAGTTTTTCATCTACTACTCCTTCTTTAAAAGGTCTTGGGCAAGGTGTTCCTTTAACGTGAGTATGTCCACATCTTCCGCAATATGTAGCTTTCTTTTCATCTAATGCTACTGCAATTGTAACAGGTGCTTGATCTCTAGCTTTTTCCGATTCTGTATATCCTGCTGCTGAGTCTAGATAATCTTCTGCTTTTGTCAATTTAGCTTGAACCCATGCATCTAATTGATCATCATCTCCTAATAGGTTCATCAATTTACTTGCATTTGATTGAATAGATCTTAGCTGTGCTTTTGCCATTGATGATTCATCGTCTGGCTGTAAGTGGTCATCTTCATTTATTCCCTTTTCTATCATCTTAGCTCTTCTTTCAATTTCAGCTTGAGATATATTTACATCCTTTTCTGGACCCCATTCACCATATCCTTTTAATTTGTTTATGGCTTTATCAATCCTATTCAACATTGCTCCGTACTTATCAGCAATTGGACCTCCTTCTGGTTCAGCTTCCTGTTCCATGTCGAACATTATTCTTTCTCTCCCTTTCTCTAATGCTCTAATCTTAGCTGAATTGTCCTTTACTGGTTTTTGAGTTTTAGCTAAGTCTTGTTGTTGTTTCGCTGCTTTAGCTGCTCTTAACTTTACAGCTATAGGATCATTAATATCTCCTTCTGCTATATTTTTATTAATTTGATTCTTTCTAATCCAGTCTGCAGTTGCATCAAAGCCTATTGTTCCTGGAGAGGTAAGGTAAAACTCTTCTTCTTTAACTCTTTCGTTCCCTTTTCTCATACCTGGTTTAGTAATAGTATAAGTTCTTACTTTACCGTCATCGTCTAATTGTACCTTATCTCCTATCTTAAACTCCTCTGCTATATACTTATTTAACTGGGAAGGATCTACTGGTGTTTGCATTGCTGCCATATCATCATACTCTTCATCAGATGGTCCAGATACGTATTTCACCATTGCATCAGATAATTTATCTTCTAGTTCCGGTGTTGGTAGAGATACTTCATTTCCTTGAGTAACAATAAAGTCTACTAATTCTAGATCTTCGTTATTTAAGTCTAAATGAATTGCTTTTGTTTCTGGATTTAAAGTAAATCTAAAGGTGTCTTGACCTTTATCTTGTCCGTATTCAACATGTATATTAAATTTATTAACTCCTACTCCTGTTAATTTAATATTTTTTATTTCATTTCCTTGAGCTCTTAATATTTTTACTAAAGATTTTGCTACTTCTTTTCCTACAGCTGCTGATTCTTCAGAGGTATATTTTCTTCCTACCTGCTCTTTAATCTTCTTACCGTCTCCGGTTTCAATTGATTTAATATCTTGGTTGTTTTTTAAGGATATTAACTCTTGATCAGAGGTGTAGTCCATTGCTTTTTTTTCACCTTTTGTTGTCTGTATAAAAGCTGTTTTCTCTTCTACTAATTTCATTAATTTTTTCATATTGTGATTATCTAAAGATAGGTAATTATGTTCATATATACAAATAAATAGTAAGATTTTTTACTGACAGTGGTAATTTAAGTATCTCTGTAATGCTTTTGCATAATGAGTTCCTTTATCCTCTAGCTTACTTCTCTCCTGTCTTACTTTCGTACATGAAAGCTTTCCTAACCTTTTTTTTAAAATACCTGGCTGTACAGGATCGTGTTCTCCTTCTTCAAGTTTTCCTAAATCATCATAATAAGTTGGATTTTCATAAACATGATCAAAAGCTATTTCCATAGCAATATCTAAATCTGTTGTATGCTCAGATTCTACCTTAACTCCTTTAATTATTTGTTTTATGATTTGGTTAATTGGAAGTTTATGCATTTGAGCTAGATCTCCAATAGTAGCATATTGTGCAAGTCCTCCTGGTACTTTATTAGGAGCTTGTGTGGAAGCATCCAGTACTTCTTTAATTATTTTTTTTATCTGACTTTTTTTCATAATACTACTGAGGGTTATTTATAGTTCTCCATGTTACAACTTCATCTATCTGATCTTTGGTCCAATACTTATAATAATCTGTTGTTTTTAATATGTTTGATTTTTGTGTTAAATCCTCTAATGATTGTACTATCCATAAATAACATTCATCAAATGTTGTTGTTACTCCTTGAATGATAAAAGGGTTTCTTGGATCGTTATCTAGAATTACTTTATCGTCTTTACGGTACTTATCTGTTAGTTGTTTTGTTTTTTGTTCTAATTCCTCTACTATATACTCTTTGTATGTTGGTAAATAGAATATACATACTTTATATTTCTGTATATCGCATTCATTTACTTTCTCATCTATATCTTCCAATGAGCATTGTTCGATTATAAATTGTTTATTCATTATTGCCGCTTTTGCAAATGGGCAAATTGGCATTCCACCTAATTCTTGTTTTGGTGTTTGTATATGAGTAAACCAATCGCGTATTTTACTTATCTTCACTCTTATCTGTTATAGGTCCTCCTACAACCCAAGCATCACAAGTTCTACCTGCTGCACATTTGAACTTTAAAAATCTGCAGTATCCTAATTTACCTGCATTGATTACGTCATATGGATCTTCCGATCCTTGATCTGTTCCTATTCCTTTAGCTATACAGTCTAGTGTCTTTTTCGTTATATCAAAAGCAGCACAATTTCCACATAAAGATTGTTTTGCTTCTTCTACATCATCCAATTGCCACATTTCAGCTTTTTTATTCCAGAATTTATTGTTAGGTAAATTTGGATTCATAGGACCGTATCCTTGGTTTTCAATAGCTTTTTGTCTATTTTCTAAATTAAGCTGTATATCTTGAGTTGGTTTAGGACATTTTGCTTCTGCCTCTGATAGTAGTTGTAGTAGTTTCATATTTATTTTGTTTTACCCCAAGTTTTTCCTTTTCCTTTTGTTTTACATTGAGATGGTGTTGGTCTGCATGCTGGGTATTTTGATCTTTTTTCTCCTTCTTGTCTTCCGCAGGATTTATATCCTCCTTTTCCGTCAGGTGCGTTACAGTCAACCCATCCTTTGGATTTTCCTTTTGCTCCTTTTCTTGAAAACCATTTATGAAGAGTTTCGTCTTCTTGTAATAATTCCTGTATTGCTTGTTTTACTTTAGCATATCCAGATCCATAGGGAGCAGCTTTACCTGCTTGAGGATCATCTGCTTCTTTTATATCTTTCCAGATATCTCCTTTTCTACATCTTACAATTGCTCCTGATCTATAGGCTGAGGGTTTATCGTATTTCTGTCTGGCAATACGGAGACATCTATCTGCTTTCTTTTCAGATAATATCTCTCTTATAAGTTCTCTCATAAAAGCTTTTACATCGGAAGGTATTTTTTTATTTTCCTTGTCCACGATATAATTTCCTGTAATTCTTAGAAGATTTCAATTTAGATGTTTTACTTTTAGCGTGAACACCTGGTCTTGATACTTTAGGTTTTTCTACTTTTGTAACTGTAGAAGATGCTTTTACTTTTGCCATGATAATTACCTTTTAAGATAAATATCATCAATCTTCTAAATGTCTTCTAGCGTGTTTTAAAAACTCTTGTAAGTCTTCTGAGAGCTTATTATTTACTTGGGTTTTGTTATTGGACCAATCCTCTATATCTCCTTGTTCTGTTACAAAGGTATCTACTGTACTTATTTGCTCTAATATAAATGCTTCTATATCTCTTAGGAAAGATCTTAAGCTTCCTTGCATCATAGCTTTTTCATAACTGTTATATAATCCTGCTTTCCTTAATTCTGCTTCATATTCTACAGTACAGGGATCAAAACAGAAACCATGAATCTTATACATCTTTTGAGCAAGATGATGCTTCATAGAACCTCCACATTTAGGACATGTTAATGGTATTTGTAATGCTTTTTTAGCAGCATCCAGTTTTGTAACATTTTGTTTTATACCATTTTTAATAGTCCATTGTCTACCATTCTCCTCCCAAACATCTCCTTCTTTATAATGCTGGTATTTCTTTTCATACCCTATTCCGTCTACGGTTTTTCCTGAGAAGTCTTTTGTAATTAGGTTTCTTGCTCTATTTACGTCTTTTGATTTGAATTCTTTCTTAAGTAAGCTCTCGCCCATAACCAAGTTCTTTTAATTTATTTATAACTGATTGTATTTCTCCGTCTTTTACCTCCAATGCTATTCCTCCTTTACCTGCAAATGCAGATAAATTGGAAGGTTTATCGTCTATTAATATAGCTTTTTCATTTGCAAAATCCGACTTAGCCTCTCCAAATCTAAATTCTACAGGAGGGGCAGGTACTAGATGTTCTTTTATCCACATTCTTTTACCAAGTCTTGAGGTGTTTTGTCTAGAAGGAGATGTAAGTATGATTGGACTATACGGCTGTATAAAAGACCATAACTGTCTCCCATTTGGCATCCAATCCATTTCTGACCAGAATTCTAATCCTAAGTGATTGTCTATAAAGTTCCAAAACTCTGTTTCTCCTTCTAATTTTTCGAAGTGTTTAGGTCTTGTTACTTGATTTATAACTTCTTTTGAATAGTATTTCGGTCCTTCCTTTCTTAACATCTCAACAAATCTCTTTTCGAAATCTGTTAATACTCCATCCATATCGCAGTATATCTGATAGGGAGGATTAAAGTCTTCTTCTGTCAGTAATAAATCTACTAAATTTCCCATAACCTTTTTATTTTATAGTGATTGTCTTATTCCTAATGCCGGCATTCTTTTACGCCATATTTTTAATATTTCTTGCTTTTCTTTTGGTGTAATATCTTGAGCATCTAAATAATCATTCACAACATCTGCAAATGGTCTTCTCTCCTTCTTAGCTCTAAATAACATTCCTTGAAGATTTGCATCTACTTCTTTTTTTAACTTAAAATAATTTACAAAAGATAATTCTCCTGCTCTCATTCTATCTCTTCTTGCTAAATCTCCTTGCATTGTTTTTGCAGGGTTCGAAGATAAACCTCCTCTATTATGAGTAAGGTGTTCAATTTCATGTCTAAAAAGGTCTTTTAAAGTCATTGAGATTTCTTCCCAAAACTCTGGTAGTAATTCTGGATCAATGGCTATATTTGCTATAATAAAATCTCCATCTTCGTCAAACCCTGCTCCTGTACTGTCTAAAACTTCCATTTTACCTGTACCGGGTGCAAGTACTAGAGTTCCTTCTACATCAAACTCTACATCTCCATTTGAATAAGATTCTTCAAATCCTATACTCTTTTCTCCTGCATCAAAGGCTTCTTTCCAACCTCTAAATAAGTCAGACGATGCTTGGTTACTTATTTTATCATATCTCCCTTCTGCCATAACCTCTCTATTTTTTAAACCATCTTCCCAATTTCTAAAGCACATATTCCCTTCCAGGTAAGCTTCTTTTTCTATTTCTCTAAGATAATCATCTTCATTAGTATTGCTTGTTCCGATTCCTCTCAGTCTTCCTTCTAGATTCTGAATGTGATGAATCATTTCATGGGTAAAAGATCTGCAAACATCTTTAGGATGTCTTCCTAGAGTGTATAATACTACTTCTTTTTCATTTGGATTATAGTATGCTGTTTTTCCAAAGAAATTTGAAGCTTCTTGTTCATCTTCTTTTATTTTTATTTCCGGAAGAGGTAATATATTTTTCCCTTGATCTATCATATACTCCAGTATTGAAGCAATATATGGAGTATAGTTAAATTTTTCTTTAGTATTCTCCGGAATTGTTTCCTGGTATGGTGTATAATCCCATCCTATTTGAGAATCCATTACCCTTGTTATATAGATTCTATCCTGTTGGAAATCGATATTGAATCTATGAGTATCAATGCTTTTTCTTAGATCTTGATACAGATTAACAAGATCTGCTCTATCTTCTGAAGATATTGCTGATGATGCAGCAATCGGTGTTCCTGATGCTCCTTCTATTAGATTATTCCCATATAGGTTGATATTTGCTGATTTGATTATTAACAAAATCCTTCTTATAAAAGTAGCAGTATCTATCTCTCCATCCAGGTATAGATTTAGTTGTTCTTGAAAAGTATTCTTTACGAAGTTTTTCGTAAAAGAATCCTTACATGACTCAATATAATTAGTATAATACCAATCGTATACAGAGTGTGCTTTTTTTAACTCCTGTTGATCCTGGCTTTTTGGATCTATATTTACTAATTCACTATCTATGTTTTGTATGTCTTTCATATTACCAATTATAAGGAGGTTCCCAATTCTGCGGGATTGTTCCTCTTTGTTTTCCTGTCTCAATAAACTCTTTAAAACTTACTGGTTTTTCAAACTCACCCTTACTTATATAGCTGTTACTATTTTGTATATGTTGTTCAAAAAACATCCTTCTATTATGTACCTCATCTGTTGACTTTACTTGTTCATCTTTTGGAAAGAAACTTGCAAATACTTCATCAATTGTATCTGCCATTTTATCTTCTATGGAAGGTTCTTCTTCAGGTGTTACAATATTAATAATATCTTCTTTGTCTTGTTTTGAGACAACTGATGGAATCCATTTACCTGATGTCATATAGTCTTTTGATTTTCTTATCTCAGTTGCTGAGAATTTATCATCCTCTTTTGCAACAATTACAGGTAAGTCTTTTAATTCTACTTTTGGATATTTGTCTTTATTTTTTACAATACTTGCAAATTTTCCTTTTTCATCAGCCATTGTACCTGTTATGATTTTATCTACTTCTGGTTGATTCTCATCTATCCAATCGTAAATATCTTTGATAGGAGTAATTTGACTTATTACAATCTCAACAGGAGTTGCTAAATATTTAGAATATATTTCCCAAATAGCTTTTGATTGCTCTGCTGTAATTCTTACTCCTTCTCGTATCTTTGGTCCAATAAATATGATTAATTTATCTGCATTTTGAGATAATAGTCTGGCATTTTCATAATGTGCTTTGTGGGGTGGTTTAAATCCTCCGGCGTATAATGCAACAGTTATTGATTGTTCACCCAAAGCTTCTGAAAGTGTTTGTGCTACTTTTTCAAGTGCATCTTCTTTACCTTTTCCTTTAGCTGTTCCTACTTCTCCTGATTTAACAGATACCATTGATTTGAATATACCTGCTACTCTGTTTTTAGATCTAGCATTTGTTAATTTTCTTGCAATATCATCTAACAGGTCTTCAAAAGATCCGTCAATATTAAATCCTTTAAATAAGATTTTAATAGTACCCCAATTTGTTGTTGACCATACTTCTTCTCTTGCTACTTCTTTAAAATTCTCAAGTTTTACTTTTCTTAAAGACAGTTTTATAGATGATAGATTGAATTCATATTCTTCACCTTTTCCTAGCTTTGGTAATCCTGAGATTCCCATTCTCCTGAATACGTCTTCTGGGTTCTCTTCAAGAAGAATTACTTTTACAAGTCCTATTAATAGTCCTTGTTTTTCCGCTGGTAGATCCAAGAAAGACCCTTTAAATACAGATTCCTCTTCTGTTAAAGCAATAATATTATCCACTTGAATATATTCATCTGTCTTTCCTTCAATCGGGAATAGAACTGAGATTAATTCTCCTGAATTATAATATCTTCTTCCTGTATATTTTTCTGATTTGAAAGGAACAATTATATTATTTGGAAGCTTTGATATTGCATCAATTATTCTTTGTTTTACTTCTTTTTTATCATCTCCTTCAAACCATGTAATAATGTCTAGGTCTCCGAAATCAGCTTTTGAACCTGCTTTAACAGATCCTGATAAAGAAGCTTTTTTAAATCCAGGGATAGTGCTTAATACCTGGTCTATATATTTATTGAACGTGGCTTGTACATCCTGTTTTAATATCCTATTTCCTCCTGCTACTCCTGACATTATTTTTGGTATTTAATTAAATTTGAATTATCTGGTAGGAATTTTCCTTTTAATCCTAATCTGTCTTGATTTTCTATCCAATATGATTGTAGATCTTCTGGAATATCTGCTCGGGTTGAATCTAATATTTTCAAATAGATATCATATACTCTGTTTAGGTCTTCAGGGGATAATCCTCCCTCTAAAGCTTCCATTAATTTAAAATAATCTGCTACAGTTTCTTTATCAAGATTCAATCCGTATTCTTTATTTAAAACATCTATTGCTTGTTGAGGGTTATTTGCTACAATTTCTTGACTTTCTCTAGATTTTACTCCATAATTATGAGAGAAGGTATATCCTTTATTTGAGAATAAAGAGACAAGAAGCTGTGTTCTATGCAATCCTTTTACATTCCCTGAATAAGTATTTGAATAATATGCAAATTCTAGCCAATCAACATCTCCTACGTTTATATCAATCTGTACATTATCCTCTAATTGATTTCCTTCGGTATCAAATTGCGGAAAGGATAAGAATAATGCTCCTGATCCTGCTCCTTTCACATCTACTGCAATACTTGTATTTGAACTGTCTATCTTTTCAGCTATTGCAACAAGAACTGCTCTTTTCATTATTTGATCATCTGTTGAGGTTCTTGCTCTCTTTCTAAATGCTTCAAATAATTTCATGATATGATCTCTATCCAATCCCCAGTCTTCTACATTATCGAAAGATTTATCAGATAATGCTAAATCAATATCTCCAGACACATCTTTTTTCCCAACAGATCCTAAAGTCTTCATCTCTCTGAAGAATGGTTCTGCTTTAGGAAATACTTGTTTGAATTGTCTAAAGAATTCTAGTAGAGTTGGTTTTATATTTTCTTTCTTTATAGAAGCTGTGGTTCCAAATACGTTTCCTCCCATGTTATTTATTTAATGTACCTAAATATATGAATATTCTTTTGAATATCCAACGATTATATTAAATAAATAGTATTAAAGTTTGATAGTTGTTGGATATGAATAGTAAACCGGTTCTGTTGTTGGATTCTCTAATTCATATAATCTATAAATCATTTTAAATAATTCAAAATTCTTTTCCATTTCATCTATAGGTTTTAATTCCCATCCTCTAGCAAAGAATTCATCCTTCTTTTTACTCTCAGATCTTCTAGTAGATTTCAACCAAAGAATACCTGTTCTTTCGATTTTAATTCCTTTTTGTTCAAATAGAGATTGAGCATAGGCTGCAAGCTGGAGATCATATGATTTATGTAAACTGTTAGAAGTCTTAATATCGATTAACCAAACCTCTCCGTTTATTTTAACAACTAAATCGGCTGTTCCTGCATATTTATGTGTATCTGAGAATGTAAATTCTTCTGTTGAAATTAATTCCGGTTTTGCCATATCCCAGAATTGTTTGAATTTAACAATCATCCCCCATACCAATTCATTGTACCGGGCATTACCAAAATCATCCATCCATGTTACTTCGTTTCCTAATAACAAATCCTCAATTGCATTATGGGTTTGAGTACCCTCATCCCCTGCTTTTCTCATAATGATATCTGCATTATGTCCTACATCTTTTATCCAAGTCTCAAAGAATTTAGCCTTTGGCATGTATTGTAGGATTGTTGTCACGGATGGATAGAATACTCCTTCTGCTCTTTGATAGACCCTTCTATCTAAAAAGTTAATCTGTTTTAGTTCAGGGTTGAACGATAACCTTTTCTTAGCATTTTCTGTTAAGATGTTTGTTCCTTTGTTTATCATGTTATGATAGTTTATAGCGAAGAAGCTTTCCTAAGTCCATTTCTTCAGCCTGTTGTACATGGTGGGTGAATTTCTCAAAGCCCATTTCACTTGGATCTTTGTCTTGCATATCAATCAAATATACTCTTTTACCCATGTTTAAAAATTGTTCTGTGTATTGTAATGCTTTTTTAAAAGCGTCTTTATCTAAAGCAATATAGATATCTTCAAGATCGCTGGAAAGTATTTTCTTTATTAATGTTTTTGATAATCCTTTTCCTAGGATTGGAATTGCATTTCTTTTAATAGCCATTGCATCGAAAACACCTTCACATAATGTTATTGGTTGACTCCAATTTATAAGATTTTCAAAAAATATTATGTCTTTGGAAGTTTCCGGGTTCTTATATTTGAAATAGCTTCCCTCGTAAGTTCTACCAATAAAATAGTTGAGGCTATTGGACTCAGAATAACTTGGGATAATGACTCTTCCTCCATACTCTCCACTTGTTGTGTATCCAATATTATATTTAACAAAATCATAGTCGGTAAGTCCCCTCTCATACAAATATTTTTTTACTTTATTTGCTATAACAGATACAGTAGATGCATTATAAAGTGATTGGTATTCTTTCGGTAGTTCTACTGTTTTCGCTATAGCATATCCTGTTTCTTCTCCTTTGCGTACATATTTTAAAATCTCTATAGCTTGTTCGGCAGGTACGGAGAGTTGTTTTAGTAATGATTTTATAGTCCTTCCTTTAAAACCGCACACCCAACATTCAAAAGGATTTTCTCCTTTTTCACTGGTATGAAGGTTTATTTCTAGTTTAGGTTTTCTGTGGTTGCATTTAGGGCAGGTAAAGGCATAGTTCTCCCTAGCTCTTTTGTGGGATTTTCCTAAAATATTTTCTAAATAACCTAATATGATTAGATTCTCTGTCATTACAAAACAATTAATAACTATAATATATGAAAAAAGGCTCACATAAGCAAGCCTTTCTTTTATTATTTTAAGTTCTTAAGAACAGATTCGTTATTTTTTATTAACGTTATAGTCTTTAAGACTGACTTTCTTCTCTTATTTGTCTTAGTTCTTTGCGGGGAACTGTGTTTACCTCTTGCCATTATACGTCTGTCATTTTTAAATTACCTAATTGATCTTTCATAAAATTATCAGGTCTTATGTCTAATTCTTCAGGATCGATTCCTAATTGTTGTGCTTCTTGTTCTAATTGTTCTATAAATTCTTCAGGAATTTCTCCAGTAAAAGGTTCCATATTTGGCATTGTTATTATTGCCAGTTTTGGATTAACAACTTCTACATCTAGAATAGGAACAAAGTATTTTGTTTTTTTGCCTTTTAATATCTCAGCATGTTCAATTTCTACTTCATCAGAAGTTACTTTTTTAACAACATCTCCTACCAAGTATACTGAACCGTAATCTCCAGATCCTAAGAACTCTCCTCCTTGGTCAATAATATCATTTACCCTTTCCATGTATTCCTGGGAAGGAGTAATAACTTCTTTTAATATAGATAAAATACTAAGCATTTATATTTTGTACAGAATCTACAAACTGCTGGATTCCTTTTCTGAATTCAGTATCAATAGTGTATTTGTCTGATACTTGTTTTTCTACGTATTCTGGTGTAAAGTCTTCAATTGGTATTACTGCTGTTTGTTTGATTGGTAATCCTCCTTTTGTTCCGTATACCTGTAAATATACTGTACCGTCCTTGTTGATCATTGCATTTAACAAATCTTTTATGTATGGATGTTTTGACCAGACATTTATACGGTTTTCTCCTTCGTAGATTGGATCTTCACCTTCTTGCTCTTCTTGACTATCTCTATCTACAATTCCTTTTAATATATCACTTAGTTTGGCACTATCAAATTTATCATTATGTCGTACAAGATTTCCTTTTCCATCTGGTTCGTATCCTCCTACTATTTCTCTTATTATTTCTACTAATTGTGATCTTTTCATCTTACTTTTCTTTATCCTTAATAATAAATAGTATCGTATTTGCTACTACTATAAATGCTCCTATAACAATAATACCTGCAATTATTTTCTGTACCATTAGTATTCTTTTATTCTTATGTTTAAATATCCTGTTCCTTTTATTAGTCTGTGATATGTCTCTTTTGGTATGAATACTTTTCCTTTTAGAGTCTGAGGTAATTCATTATCAAATTGAAACATCCAGTCTGTTGGTTCTAGAATTTCTACCTCTCTATCGTTCTGATCTCTATGCCATACCAGTTCTTCTTCTGGAATGTTTTGGGTAAATTTTCTGTAAATATATTCCTGTGTCTGTAACTGTTTGTAAGGTCTCATATTACCAATACCCGCTAAAGTTTCTACTTCCTCCAAGTGATTTCCAATATCTTCCGATATTACAAGCCCAGTATCCTGGTTTTGTTTTATCTTTTTTCTTATCACATTGATGACGGGCAGCAAAAGAAGCTCTTGCTCCTGGTTCATCTATTTTAACATTTAATCCTGTTGTACCTCCAAAAGATACTTTTACTACATTTCCTTTCTTATTTTTAGTATAAACGTAGAATTTTTTAGATCCACCTCTTTTTGGTTTGTTTAAAGGAACATCTTTACCTCTGTATTCTGCTTCATCAAGGTTATCAATCTTGTCAACTACAATCTCTTTTGTTTCATCATCAAAGTCCAAAGTATATTCATCTTGATTTAAGTTACTAAGTATTAGAGCTCTAAATAACCTGTATCTGATTTCATCTTCTGCTTTAAAGGTAAAGGTATTAAATTTTGGTAAAATCACCTTTACCAAGATCTTTCCGAAAGTATTCATTACTTTCTGGTCTTCGTATTTACTTGATGGCCTATCGGTTGTCCATTTGTTTATTTTTTTATCGAACCATAGAAGCTTTACACTTCCTCCTTTAAAATACCTTAACTGCCTCTTTATTCCATGCTTATCTGTAAAGGTGTAGGTAGTTACAGTTTGATCACCTTCCACTTGTATATCTGTATATGAATCGTCTATGTTTACCGCTTCATAAGTAGTTCCGTAAATCGCAATATCTTCTAATATTGGTTGATAAGGATTTTCATACTCCATTGGAAGATCTAAAGGTACTTTTTGTCCTTCATACATTCCATACTCTCCAATATCTGTACTTTCTAATAGAAGTACATCCTCTTCACTTAATACAATTTTACCGTCTCTTAAAGCCTGTCTTGCTTCAGCAAATAATTGTATAAATGATTCAGAGGAATAACGGTAGACACATTCAGATAGCGTTAGATTATTATCTAAATGGTATTGGAGGGTTGGTAATCCTACTACTTCTTGTAATTTTATCATAAGAAATCTTTTCTAAAATATCTTCCTTCTATATTATCGTTAATATAGTTGGAATTTGGTTCTATTACTTCTTTAATAAATAGAAACTTATTTTCATAATAAGTATGTAGCTTTTTGTTTGGTGTAAAGATAAGAATTTCTCTTGAGAATTCCGACTGTTTTCCTTCTTTTATCAGACTTTTTATTTCTGAATGTGATCCATAATAGGTTTTCCAATCAGATTCTTTCTTTACTATTTTCTTCTTACTAGCTCTTTTATCTGTTATTAAAGCCAGTTCTTTTTTTCCTAAGGCTTTTTTTGTAACAGAAATAAGTTGTTTCTTTCCTAAGTATTTTCTACCGGTTGGTAGATGTGTTACTTCATAGATAAACCCGAAGATGTCTTCGGGCATATCTGATAATTCTTTAATTTCTTTATTTTGATATAACCACATTTTTTAAAGTATTAACTTACCTGTTGTACTGTTACTATTATTGCCGGTGTTTCTGGTATATTTCCTGATGCTGCTATGTATTCTAGTGTCGAGTTAGCTGCATCACTTTGGTGTGCTATTTCATAGTAATCTCCTGGATTGCTTATCTGATCTATAATATCAACTGTCATTATTTGATTTGTATTATTTAATAATGTTTTTCTTGAGTTGCTGTTTGCTACATTGCTTCCGTTCTTTTTAAACCATATATTGTGATTTGCTGTTCCTGCTCCTTGAGCAAGTTGTGCTGAGAATTGAATATTATAATATCCTGGGTTTGCTATTGTAATTCTAGATCCGCTTGTTATTGTTACTCCATTTGAAATTGTTGTTGTTGAAAATAGTGCAGAACCTGATGTTCCATTTGCTATAGAGATACTGGCTGTATGGAAGAACATACCGTGATTAAATTGAGTATTACCGTTAAGTCTAAAACTTCCTGTTACATTTAAAGATCCTGTTACTTGGAAAGTAGAACCTGATGCAAATACTAAGTTACTTCTATTAGAATTTGAAGTACCATTTCCTATAATAAAAGCTGATTGTGCTGAGGAAGATATATTATACTGACCTTGTACATGTTGGTATGATCCTGATGCTACTGTGTAGTATCCTTCTGTATGAGATGCTTCTCCTCTAGATATAGTTCCATACCCTTCTGCATGTGAGTAAGATCCTGATGATACTGCTTCAAATCCTTCTGCATGTGAGAAAGTTCCTCGTGCTACGGAATTAAATCCTTCGGCATGTGAATAATCTCCTATTGCTTGAGCACCATCTCCTTCAGCATGTGATAAATCTCCTATTGCTTGAGTACTGTTTCCTTCAGCATGTGAACCTAGTCCTGATGCTGTGGTAGTATCTCCTTCGGCATGTGAGTAATCTCCTATTGCTTGAGTATCATATCCTTCAGCATGAGAATAAGATCCTTGAGCAATAGTAATTTGTCCTTCTGCATGTGAATAAGATCCTGATGCTATAGTACTGTCTCCTTCTGCATGTGAATAATCTCCTATTGCTTGGGTTTGCTGTCCTTCTGCATGTGAGTAGGATCCTATTGCTTGTGTGGAGTTTCCTTCTGCGTGTGAAAAAGTTCCTAATGCTTGAGTTTTTTCTCCTTCTGCATGTGAATAATCTCCTATTGAGTCTGTACCCTCTCCTTCAGCGTGTGAATACTCTCCTGTTGCTGTTGTATTATTTCCTTCGGCATGTGAATATGTTCCTGATGCTGTTGTACTACCTCCTTCGGCATGTGAGCCTATACCTACTGCTGTTGTACTACCTCCTTCGGCATGTGAGTTATTTCCTGTTGCTACTGTGTTACTTCCCTCAGCATGTGAACTATCTCCTATTGCTTGAGTATTAATTCCTTCTGCATGTGATTGAGCTCCTGTCGCTATTGTGGTATTTCCTTCTGCATGAGAATATTGACCTCTAGCTTGTGAACTTAAACCCTCGGCATGTGAATAAGAGCCTGTCGCTATAGTCTGGTATCCTTCAGCATGAGATCCAGAGTTTCTTGCTTGTGTTTGTCTTCCTTCAGCATGAGAATGCCATCCTATTGCTTGAGTACTTAATCCCTCAGCATGTGAATTCAATCCTGTAGATACTAATCCTGCAGATCCTTGTTTAAATGATCCAGTTATTGTTACATCACTGTTTCTGCTTATATCAGCAGCTGATGCTGTCCAAACAGTTCCACCTGGTAGTGATATTGAAGAACTTTCTACAGCTATGCTTAATGCTCCTGATCCTGTTTTAAATAAAGTCAGTGTATTTCCACTTATCGATGATGAGTAGAAGAATGAGGTAAAATTTGTATCTACCTGATTGTGTGATAATGCCGATCCGGTATCTGCTCTTAATATTATTGCCATGTTATATATCTATTTTAACAATTATTGTCATTTCTGTATCCTGTGTTTTTGGTACAGGTCTATTTACCTTTCCTACTGCAATTAATTCATTTGAATCATTATACAACCCCACTGTTGTTATGTATGGTCTAAAGGAACTTCCTGTTATATTACTTGTTAAATCCCCTTTATTTATACTACCTGATGTTGAGTATATTTCATCACTATTATCATATACTGTTCCCACTGAGCTGCTTACTACGGTAGGATTATATGTATAATTATATTCAAAATCTCTTATTTTACAATGGTAATTATGTGTATATATCGGTTGACTTGATTTCCATGATAATACTAAATTATTTCTAGTACTTGGTATTATTTCTGGGTTTTCACCTGCCCATGCCTGTTGTAATAGAAGTGCATATTCAGGATTTGTAATAATTATCATTCCATGAGGATATATTATATCCCCTATATAATTTCTAGGACTACTTCCACTTATGTACAGATTCCCTTCTCCATCATCATCTAATTCAAGGTCTACAACTGTATTAAATATAGTTGGATCATTTACATAATCGTCCCCCCAGTATGATTGACTTACGTATCTAATTTGTTGAACATCTGGTATGTAGAGGTTTAATCCTACTCCTGGCTGTAGATTAGTTCCTGTTAGGCTTCTTGGTATTGATATTATAAAAGAACCTGTGGTTAGTTCTCTTGATTGTGAATTATATAAAGTTGATTGATAATAATAATCAAAGGAACTTGCTACTATACTTCCTGATATTTTTGTTGGGTAATATAGTTGTTGTAAGCTATTAAGGTAAACACCGTCGGTGTATGGTATTACTTGAATTCCGTAACTACCAAATTGACTACCAGAAACTGCCCAAGATTTATGAGCAGTATAGGTAGATATATAGGCATCTTGTTTGTTTAATTTTTTGTAAGCACCCATTCATTAATAGTCAAGCTTGATTCTTAATAAGGCTTCTTTTGTAAAATCTTTTAATAAAGGTCTTGACAGTTTAGCAACACCTAGAAGATCGTTATTATCATTATATAATCCTACCGTTGTCATATACGATTGAGGACTGTTAACCATTACATTCCATAAAAGATCTCCTGAACCTGTTATATTTGAAGGATTTGTAGAGTAGTTTAACTCTCCATTTCTCACTCGTACAAATATGTAATTTGAAGTTACTGTCTCTTCTGAACGAAGAGTAAAGTTTCCTCCTGCTGTAACTGCATTATAGAATGTTTCTAAATTATTACCATCTGCATTATAACTTTCACTTACATTTAAGTTTAGTCCGTATACTGAGTTGTTTTTTAAAGCTAACCCGTTAAATACTATAATTCCTACATCTGGTAAAAATTTTCCATAAGATCCAGAGGTTGGATGAAATCCTGTTCCTAAGTATGGAGTTCCATTTGATCCGCTTACTATATCATACACTCTTCCTGAATCTGTATATGAAATCGTTGTAGTAGTTGCACTATTATCAGTAAGTTTTAAAGTATTACTTCCTGATGTAAGAGTAATGTTAAAGCTTCCTGGAAGAAGTTTTTCTTTATATCTCGATCTATCAACTGTTATTATAAATACAGAGTCTGGTGTAATGTTACCAAAGGTAAAGTCTGTATTTTCATCTCCGTTAATAAGTGTTCTGTATTGTCCATATGTTATAGAAGATGGAGATTTTCCTATCACTCCGTCTGTTATAAATGCAGAACCACTTCCATTGGTATTTCCATATGCAATTGAAAATTGAACTTCAGCTCCTGTTAAAGAAGAACCTGTTTGGTAGATATCATAATAGTATAATCCTGATGTTAGGTCTACTTGCGAGCTAGTAAAGAAAGTAGTTAACGTACTTTGTTGACCTGTCCAAGCTGGTGCCACTATTGATTCAGCACTTATGGTTATATCTTCTGGGTCTAATCTTTTAAATGACATATCTTATTATTGATTTACTTTTATAATAGTTACAGGTATTGTTACTCTAGCTCCTGAATCCCTACCAATTACTGTAATGGTTGTTTGCAGTTCTGTATTTGTTCCAAATAAAGTATTTACTGTTGTTGCAGTTAAGTTAATTGAAGTTCCGATTACTGTTTTAGAAACATTTGTTCCTAAAGTTGTAGTTGAATTTAATGCTGCTGCATCTGGTGTGTTGATTCCTACTCCGTTAAATGTATTTAAAACTCTTGCATCAGCAATTGTTGCTACATATCCTGCAGATTCAAATGTTTGAGAGGATCCTAAATAATTTAATGTTTGAGGAGTAATAGCAAGAGATGCTCCTTGTTTTAGCCTAATTGCAGAGAATCCTAAATCAAGAATTGGTAATCTTGCTGTACCTCTAGGAAGAGTTGTTAACTTGTATTTCATAATCTGATTCTCATCAGGAAATGCTTCTAATAAAGGCATAGCTTCAATAGCTTCACCGTAAAAAGCAGATCCAGATGGGTGATTTGGATTATATAATGTATAATCTATTTCATCATCTGCTACCGCAAATTGTGTAATTTTAAAAGATCCGTCTCCTCTTGCAAGTAACTCTCTACCTTTTTTCGTCAAAATCGCATCTACTGTTACGACCGTATTACTTAAATACCCCATTTGAATATGTTTTTATTAATAAATATATGGTTTTATTATTTCAATTACAACTTATAAATTTATGCTAAACTTGAAGAAACAACTTGACCTAAGTCATCTACAAAAAGTATTGTTTCGTTATCTTTAATGTAAATTTTACTCTTATTAACATTTGTTAACCTACTTCTATTTACTTCAAAAATTTGAACAGGTGTTGTAACTCTTGGATTTATACTTCCAAAGTAGTCTACTGCTTGAGTATCATTCCATCCTCTAATTACCTCTAACTGATATCTACTACCCATACCACTCGGTACTTTTATTATTGAAACTACTTTTAGTATTTCTAGAGATCCAAAAATTGTTAATAAATCTCCTGGTGCTATTCTAGGGTCTCCTGCAGTTAATGATCCTGACATTCCTAGTGTGGTTTGCGTTGCAGATACAGGTGCACCTATCGTGTAACTAATAACTCTAACTGAGTATTCTGGATAATCTGTGTTACTTGTATGTAGTAATGTTTCATATACTCTATCTGCTTCAGCTTGGTTTGAAATAATACTATCTGAAATATCTAACGAGTAGGAACTTCCTTGAAATGATTTACCTGTTACTGCAGGATCTACATTACCAAATGTAAGTTTTGTTGTAGGTGTTCCATCGTATCTTCCATTTACCCAACCAGTATCTGAATAATTACTATCTTGTACGCTTGCTAAAGTGGCGTTATCTATTAATATACTTGGTAGATTTATAGGGTTTGTAGTACCTCCTGATCTTTCAGCTCTATCTGATATCTGTAAATATGTAGATAGACGGTTATTCATACTATTATTTAATAATACATCATAGTCACTTCCTTCAAATACTCCTCCTTCTATTGAAGGAAGTATTATAACATCCGTAAAATACTCCTCTGATGGAAGAATTCCTGAAGGAGTAGGAGGGATTGTCATTATTGGTTGTTGACTTTGTTCAATAATACTATACAGGTAATAGTTACCAACTCGCTCCCTATTTACTGTCCTAATAGGTACTTGAGTACTTTCCAAAGAAATATTTAAAACACTTCCTGATTCAGGAGCTTTTAATATAATTGTATTTGCCTGTTGTAGCTGTATTAGGTTTTCTCCTGTTATTCTAACTGCAATAGCCTCTATCTTAGATCCTGTATAGGAGATATTTACATCTCTGTCTACAGAATCTAAAGTGTTTCCCGGTTGTAGTAAAAATTTGAATTCTGCTAATGTCATATTATTTTAAATCTAAATTGTACATATTCCGCTTGCAGAATAGTAAGGAGTTGCAAACCAGCCTGTTTTTGTTAAACTTCCGGATACTATACACGTATCGAATGAATGTGTTTCGTCGTTTGTATAACTTAACTGGTAAAGGAATGTGGTAACCTCTTCTCCTCCTATTCCTCCGTTACAAGGTATATACGTAATTACTGTTTCCTGCGGTGGTAATTCAAGATCTGGTATTGCTTTTGTTACTATATAATCCAAATACTGACATTCATATGGAGATTCTATAATGTTTATAGAAATACTTTGTGAACATTCTGCTATTATATTATCCCTTCTTGTTATAGTTACTGATCCAGTTGGTTGTGTAAATATATAACCTGTCGGTGTAGTTATTCCTACTACATTTGTACTCCAAGATGCTGTAAACGATGTATTTGTGTTTGAACCTGTACTAAACCATGCTGTTAAGTTGTAAGGTGTTCCTGATCCTGAGAATATAGCGTAGGGTATACTTCCTGTTGTTACTATATCACAGTATGCTGTTGTATATGTTATAGATCCTGAACATCCGCTTATACTTTGCGAAGCAGATATTAAATGCTGCTGGTAGTTTAAACTTGGGAAAGTAAAAGCTGTAGCTTGAGAGGTGATGTCTACTGATGCTGATGTAAATGTTATTCCTGATAGTCCTAGTGATGTGAAATCTCCTGCTATGTTTCTTGGGTTTGAAGTAACATTTATTGCAGTAAGTGGTGTGGAAATCTTACATATATTAGATGGGAAATCCTGTATTAAGGTAATGTATAGTGTTTCCGGAAATAAGTTATCTGTTTTAAAAGGGTTATCTATATTCAGTTCTCCTGTTGTTATTACAAGTCCTGTACCAAAAAATTCTCCATCATATTTTGCCTGTTCTTGTCCATGATACGTTCTTAAAGCTCTTCCTAAAGGAGTTTGTACCGTTGTATTATAGGATGTTGTATATGTATCTCTTCCTCCAAAACTTCTACCATCACTTCCTGTTATAAATGCTGTGTCTATAGAACCTGTGTAGATTGGTTGCTCTACTTCAGCTTGTACTGATTTAGCTTTATTTCTTTGAAGTAAATGCGGTTTAATAATTATACCTGTATCTGCTACAGATCTTGCAGGTATAAAATCCTTAACCATCTTGAAGATAGTATTATCAAAGAATTTAATCAGTCTTACAAAATCCTGTACATTATAAGCATCTGATCCGCTCATAAGTTGGTCGGTTAATGCTTGAAGACCTCCTGATACGCTTCCTGATGGAGTAAGAGCATAGTATTTATCTAAGTAAAGATTTCTTGGATCTCCTATATAATCATCAATATTAAAAGATGATAAACCTGTTGAAAGTGATTTTGAAACAATATAGTTATCTACATTATCTGTTGGTGAAAATCCTACTTCAATTGGATGTAAATCATCTGTATATTTAGCATCTCTTTTAATAATAGAAGTGTACTGTGAAAGGGTACTTCCTGATACAATACTTCCTGTATTATCCAATCGTACTTTATCTAAAGAACTTGTGTAGTATCTATAATCTCCGTAGAAAGGATTTTCCTCTACATTTCTTCCTCCATATACTTTTATATCTAAAATATCTGAAGGGATTCCAAAGCAGTTAATTAATGCTCTTAATCCTCTTTCAGTTCCTTTTGATTTTAAAAGTAAAGGTAGATTGTGGTATATTCTCTTATAAATTTCCCTTTGGTAATTATCTAAAGAGGAAGGTTGAATAGGAGTGTTTGATCCTGTTACTGATCCTGTTACATAAGTGTTTACTACCTCGCTTCCAGATTGGTAACCCTGTCCTATAAAAGTTGAAAATAAGTCTTCTATTGATTTATTTGAAGTATATAATTTTACTCCAAAATTCTTTAATACCTCTGCTACTAAGTCTTTTGAAATACCGAAATCAAGTCTATTATCAGCATTATACTTATCTGATACTCCTTTTGCATATATCCACATATTGTCAAAATGTTGACCAATCATATGGATAAAAGTAATATAGTTTATATTAGATGTATCGTCTCTTAGATAAGTAGGTACACTGTTTATAAGTATATTAGTATTGGTTACATCGTAGGTAGCAGCTATATTTAGTTGTGAAGTAAACCATGAACCTGTTGCTGATGATATATCGTTGTTATATGGCTTTGTACTGTTTGTTTTTGGCCAACTATAACTACTTGATTCGTAATATAAAAAGCTTTCGTAATGATCGAAATTATTTACAATTCCTTTTATTAAATTTTCATAATACGTTATACTTCCTGTTGTTCCTAAAGAAGAAGTTGTTATTGTATTAATAGAGTTTATTTGTCCTGTATACGATTGTATTAGGTCTAACTTATATTTAAAATTCAATAATCTTTCTTGTGCTGAAGAGAAATGGACAAAATTACTATAATCCGTATGATCTATACTAAGTTGTACTCCTTTGCTGTTTACTATAGAATATAGTTCGTTAGTAGTGTTAGATATAGGTAGGCTAAATAAAGTATCGTAGTTATAATATCCTGTAGGTATTATACTTTCATCTGTAACATCTAGATCAAAATTAGGAGCTCTTAATACTGTAGGTGTTTCTGGTTCTACTTCTATAATACTCTGTACTTCATATACTACGCTATCGCTAATTAGTTCTACAATCGATAAAGTAGTTCTTTCTTCAATATCTTCTGGTAGAGGTTCATATAATTTGACTACTACAAAAGTATTCCCATTCTCTTGAAGAATATCAATATTTAATCCTATAATAAGTAAATTAAGTCCAAAATTTAATCTAAATTCGTCAAAATAAGATCGATTCTGTAACCTATCTTTTATACTATTTACATAGTCAATTAATTGTTCAGGACTTCTTTCTAAAGTGTTTAATTTTAATTCTGTTCTATCTGTTGATATCGAATCAATAAAAAATTGTGGGGATGTTTTATCTTCTGAGAATAAATTGTTTATAAAGTTATAGAATAGTTTAACTCCTCCTGCATCATATTCATATAATTCTATATCCTCTACTATATCAATTGTTAATATTGAAGCTCCTTCTTTACCTGCTGATTGAGCGTTCCCTAGTTCTTTATAGTTAGTATAATTGTAAACACTTTGTTGTAATTCTCCTGCAAGATTGTAAATATGTAATTCAACAGTATTTTTCGTACTATCAAATAGTTGGTTAATCTGAAAAGAGCTTACTAATGTATTATCCTGTTGTGAGAACGTTTCTACAGTAGGTATACTTTCAGGGGTGTCTTGATTAATATTATATGTAATATTTGCCATTATTGATTAGCTGTTTCTAAATCTAAAATCTGTTGATTTGCTTGTAATAATTGTTCTCTTAATTGTGCAATTTCATCTAAAAGAGGTTGAATATCTTCTGTATTTTTATCAAAATCTACTAATTCAGAGCTTTTCCTAATTAAATATTCATGTGAATCTGTTTCCCCTGTTGGAGGGATTACAAAATATAATTTCTCATAAAGTCTAAAAAATTCCTCTACAGTATCTGTATCTTCCTCTGGTATGGGTTGTGTAAATGTAGAAAAAGATCTATCTATTACTTTGTTAAATTCTGAAGTATTGTAGACAGTTTTCTGTATTTGTACATTATTAGCCATTTCTTACAACTTTAAAAATATTTTGATTATCAATCACTGTTGTACTTCCATCAAGAGTTGTTTGAATTAATATACGATAATATCTCTCCGGTTGCAAGCCATCCATATAGATATCAAAATACCCTCCTTGACCATCACAGCTTATTTTTGTAAATTTAGTATCAAAATCCACAATCATCTCTTCTGTATTTTCATCTCTTATTCCCCAATATGATCCTGAAGGAAGAGCGTAGTTGGTTGTATAGATCGAAGAAGTTGTAAATGTTCTAACTGGATATTTTGGTTTTGCAGAAACTCTAAATCTCTGTTTTCCAGAATTTACATACCGTCCTGTATTATTTGTAATATTAATAGTTGAGATATTATTTGAAAGAATAGAAAGACTTCCTGTATTGTATACACTGTCATCCCATTTAAAGTCTAAATAAGGAGGGTAGATTGTATTTGTGTCTGCACCAAAATATTTAAGTCTTATAGAGGAAGTTGTATTAAACTCTAAAGCATCTGAGAGTTTTAGTATAAACCCGTTATTATTGATTGTACCTGCTTTCCAAAGCTTTACAGCTGGTGTTACATTTATATCAATATCATAGGTAGAATTCATAGGGTTTGACTGGGTAAATTCTAGACCGGTTGCTCCTGAGCTTGTATACCAGTTTCCTCCTCCTTGTTTTGATAATGTAAAGGATGCTGTTACACCTGCTGGATATCCTGCAGCTAACCAAGGTGTTCCTAATCCTGATTTTTGATAAGTCCAAGAAACTCCTGATGTATTTGTAGGAATATCTCCATACTTTCCTGTACCGTTATCCCATCCTCCTGCTATAGAAGAGTAAACCGGGTATGAATAAAGTATAGTATTTACCGGTATTTGGTAAGCATCAGCAAGATATAATCCTAGAGATGCACTATAATTATCACTTCCTATTTTATTATTAACAACATCTGCAATTTCAGTGGAACTAAACTGTACAAGAATACGGCTTGCTTCACCTGTTCCTGTAATGTCGTAGTATCCTCCTACTTCCAATATTTCATCTAATCCTGCATTACCTGTAGGAGCTTCACTGAAAATAAATGTATCTTTTTCGGGAAATATTCTATATACTGCCATATTATAATGTTGTTATTCTTCCTTTAATATCTGTTGTTGGAAATTTTACTTCGAAAATCATAGGATCATAAGAAGGATATACTACATTATTTCTAGTAGCTCCGTTTATATCATATGCATATTGTGAGTAATTTCCTCCTGATAGGTTATTTATTTGTACTTTTTGGACTGTTTGTACTCCCGGTACTTGATCAAGTAATGTGTATATACTTGACATATCTATAGGCTGGTTTATATTCCATTTTCTAATATCAAAATAATCCTGTAATAAGGTATTACACTGAAGTAGAACATCTCTTCCTAAGAAATTAGGTTTAGTTATAATATCATATTGTACCTCTATATTTACAACAAAAGCATCTTTTATATTAATTGCATCTGTTAATGTCATGTACTCTGCTAAATACTTTTTTAAGTTATCTTTTAGAGTAGGTGAAGTTTGTATTAAATTTTTATTAATATCGTATGCTAAAGCGTACAATGATAAGGAGAGTGGATTACTGTCTACAATACTATCTGTTGTTGAATTAGGATTCGTTAACTGGTCTTGAGTAATGTATACTTTTCCTATTGATCCATACCTAGACGGTAAGGATAAAGCACGAACTGTATAGTCCTGTAAAGTAACTGCTCTTCCTTGTTCATTAAATGCTCTTAAAGAATTCTGTCTCAATTCCTCTACTGTATCTCCGTCTTTTCCTCCTGATGCTGCTTCTGGGTTATTAAATGTTAGTGAATTTGTTGGATCAACTACTGTGCTAATTAGGTTTGTAATAGTGTTTGCAGGTACATTAGCAGTTACACCTCCTCCTACTAAGTAGTTAATTGTCAAAGTTGTGTTAGAAGGAGCTAATCCGTATGTTTGAGTATATAGGAAGTTACTAGGATCATATGCATAATCGATTCTAGAGATTCCTTGGGATGTTCCTAATCCTACATTAGTAGGATCTGGTGTCAATACTTCATCACTTTGTCCTGTGATTCCTGCTCCAAACTGTATCTGTAATTGTCCTGTTGCTGTAAGTCTTGTAGTAAATCTTCTAGGAACTTTCTGCAATACTAAATTATAAGGAACTAAGCTACTGTCTGATGAGTTATTATCATCATCTACAAAAACTGTATCTTGACCTAAAAACGGTACTTCATACCATGTATTGTTATTACTATCTTTTATCGATAAAATTCCTATTATACTTATATCATCAATTACAACTGTTTTGAATTTTTCTGCAGTTGTAATTTGTTGAGTAATTGTTTTTACTTCTCCAGAATATGCTTTTCTTGTTTTTGTTAATCTAAATTGATCAGGAGATGTTCCACTTATAGATTCAACAGTAACATCTGTAGTATCATATGAACTTGAAAAGGTAAAATCAATTGGTGTATCTATATAGAATTTTGTTTGACCTGAGGTTGTTGAGCTAAGTTGAATTCCTGCTCCTATTTGTAAAGCTTCTGTCCAATCTGGTTGACCTGCTACTGCTCCAACTACTTGTGATACCTCTATAGTAGCTTCAGCTGCTGTGGTTATTTTAGGACGATACCCCATCATATATGCAAGATTAAACAAATTTACAGGATCTTTTGCATACTGTAAGTATGTTTCTTGAAGTTGCATATCTTGGTAGAAAGATAAAATATCTCCTACATATGCTGCCATTTCTATAAACATCATACCTGGAGAGGTAGGGGTAAAGTCGTTGTAAGTGTTTGGGAAATAATTTTTTGCATATTCAATTAACTCAGATCTTAAATCTGTAAAATCCCTTCCTGTATATTTTATATCTCTATCTTGAGCCATTATTGTTCAAAATTTATTAACAATTCATCCTGTATATTTGTCATGTTTATACTATAGCTTATGTATAATGTAAACGTATTTGTATCTGGTGATGGTTGTGCAACTATTTTATTTATTGTTATATTTGGAAACCATCTAGCAATTCCTGCTCGTACAACTTCTTTAACACTTTCAGAAGTATCTTCTGTATTTTGTCCAAAAATAAATTGTCTTAATCCTGCACCTATTTCTGGGTTAAGAAACCTCTCTCCCTCTTCTGTTAAGAAATAATTTATAAGATTTGCTTTTATTGCATCTCTTGTTGTATAAGTAGTTGTAAATACCTGATCTGATGAGAAAGGTAGTCCTACTCCGACTCCTACACTTGGTTGAAGATCTAAAGGGTTTATCTGTTGTACTTGAAATGCCATTATCCTCCGAATCTTGCTTTATCTTTTTCTACCGATGCCTTAAAAATAGCTCCTGCATTTTTAACAAAATCTAAAGTACTTAAATCTAATCCCGGAGCAGGTCCTGTTTGAAAATTCTCTACAGGGTTCATTCCTAATCCCGGTGCTTGAACCATATCAGAAGTTGCACTTACTAATTCTCTATAAGTCTCCTGTGTCATAGTAGCTCTTGTTTCGTTAAGTAAATCCATTATAGGATCTCCTGTTTTTGTAGGTTTTGCAACAGTAGGTTTAAATTCTTCGTACTTGGTAACATGCTGTACAGTTGGTGCAGCAGGTTTACTTTGTGTAGAATTTTCGGAAATAAGTCCAGATAGTTCTTCTCGAACTACTTCTCTTACTGCTTCTTTTATCAATTTTTTAAAAAGTTCTACCTTCATATTAATAAATAGTTATGTTATGGTAATTGATTATCTATTCTAAATTTAATTTCTTCTAGTAATACTTCTATTGAAGAACTAAAAGAAGGTTCCCCTCTTAGTACTACTATCCCTCTCCTATCTATTGCGATTGCATAACGTCTAGGAGCTATTTGAGGTGAGTTTGGATCTTGTATAATTTCTAATTTGTATCCCTTATATTCATAATTTGCATCAGGAGTTCCTTCGGAACCTGTATTTTCTTTAGGTTGTGCTTGTGCTAGAATATTTGTAAGATCTGGGGAGTCTTTACTACATTCCTGTATTGCTAAATCAATTGCGTTTAATCTTTGTTTCAATGTTGCTAAGGTACTTGATGCAGAATTAATAATTCCCAAGACTCCTTCCCTATCTGCTTCTAAAGCGTCTAAAAACTTATTTAAACGAATTAAGGTATCGCTATATGTTGTTAATATTCTTATAGGTATACCTATTCCTCCTCCAGGTGGAATTATTGCTGTCGGTACAGGTATATTTTTTATTACTTGAATTGCTGTACGAGTAGTGGTGATTACTCCGTTAAATCTATTAGCTGTTGACCTTAGTGTATTTATTCTACTTTCAAAACTGTTTATAATATTTAATAGATTATTTCTTTGGGCAATTATTTTTTGAATTTCAGGTCCGGTTGGACACTGGCTTGTAAATTTACTAAGTATTTCTAATACCCTACCCTGTATTTGAGCTGTTAGTTTTCCTTGGATAGACCCTACCTGTCTTGCGATAATTCCCGATATTTGCGGTATCCTTGCCATTACTCTGTAAATACTTTTTTAGATTGAAATACCTTGAATTGTGTCTTTAAAGACTGTACTGTTGCTTTTAACGCTGGTCCAGTTGCATTTAATTGAGTAACTGGTCCTGCTCCAACAGCTGAAGCTGTAGACATTGCATCTGCTACAGATGATAAAGTATCAAGTAATGCACTTAGCCAGTTCTCTAATTGTTTTCCTAATACTGCTGGTTGTTGAACACTTGCTGTAGCTGTTCTCGCTTTTTCTCCTAAGTAGATTTTTTTTGCATCTACACAGTAATAATCAGTTGCGTCTATATTTACAGTGTTTGCATTTAATCCTATAGATTCTTTTGCAGAAATAAAAGCACTTTCTTCTTTTGCATTTAGGTACAGTCTTCCTCCATTGAGTACTACTTGATTTCCTTGATACTGATCAGGTGCTTTTGGAACTGTACTGTAAGATTTTCTTTTGGTATTTGCTGATTTTAATGGTATTTTATGGTTTGAAAGAAAATATAGGGAATTAAAATCATCATTTATATTTTCTACGATATAATCTATTCCGTTAGTGGTTTTAATTTGACCGTTACTTATGATAATAAACGGCTGTCCATTGTTACCATTATTTGTAATAGTATTTTCTTTTGTTGAATATCCTCCTATTCTAACTGATTGTCCTTGTCTTCCTTCTATTAAAACATCCCCTGGGAATGGAAATAAAGGGTTTATATCTTTTAATTCAGGAATTCCTTGTCCTATAGGGAATTGAAAATCTACCCCTTGTGTAGGTAGAGCGTTATGATGTGGAGATCCCCAGATATTTAACACTGAAGAGTAGTAATTTAATACCTCACTTGTATTTTCTTGAAAATCTGGTGTAGGTCCTGTTTGTATAATTACTATTTCATTGACTAATGGAAACTGTTTTATACTGTTTGTAGAGGGTAGAGCAGAGGCGATAATGCCTGTCGGATTAGCTGGTGTGTTTATATCTTGGTAGATGATAGCTCCTATAGGGAGTTTACTTCCTTGAGCATCGTATAAGATTTTACTATCATCTAACACTACATCAAGAACTCTTCCATAAACTGTAGAGGGTTTATTGGAAGGTGTAGATGTACTATTACGAGTGGTACTACTTACTACGTTACCTAAGAAATAGTTTCCAGCCATTACTCTTCTTCTTTATTTAAAGTTTTTCCTATTTCCTCACTTTGCTCCATTAGTTTAGCGAGTTCTTCAGGATTAAAGAAATCAGATTCTCCTCCTTTATTTCCGCCTTCCATTCTCTGAACTATTGCAAGCATTTTTATTAAGTGTTCATCATTCTTAACTCCTACTTCTAAGTATTCTTTTATCATAGGAACAACAAGAGTTGCATCCCCTATGTTTTCTACTAAAGGTTTTAGTTCTCCAATAAGAGCATTAATTTGTTTCTCTTTATTTCTAGAGTTATCATAAATCTCTTTTAATACATCTGAAACTGTTTTCTTACCAAAAATTGTAGTATCTAATGCCATAGTTTGTTTATTTTATAAATATCAGGAGTATATTTATTGTATAGTATACCCTGCATCTTGATATTTTATTAAAATATTATAAAACTCTTCCTTTAATCTATTAATGACTTTTGTTAATACAGGGGTTTCACAATCTGTCATTTCTCTAATATAAATGTAAAGTGCTTTTTTCTTAAAGATTTCTAAATCGTATCGAGTTTTAAATAATATTAAAATAGCGTCAGCTACTTCCTGTTCTTGTTGTTTTGGAAAGATTTCTTCTAGATTTTTATAGCTCATTTCTACAAAAGTATCTACAATTTTTGCAAGAGAAATTAATTTTCCTTCCTGATCTTCTAAATCCACTTCATAGGATTCTTCCATTTCTTCAAAAGATCCTACCTGTTTTAGTTTTTTATAATTCTTATTATTATAATTGATTAACCATCTTTTTATAATGGTTCCAAAATAGGAATAAGCTTTTGCTCCTACTGAGGGATTAAATCTATGAAGTTTTTCTTCCACTAACATCGATATTACCTCTAATTTTAAATCCTCTATATCATTCACATCTGTATAGTAGAACTTAAATGTATGTATAATATTTTCTGTTAATTTATAAAGAGGGTAGTAAATCTCTCCTGTAAATATCTTATTTCTTAAAACAGGGTCAGAGGTTGTATTGTATCTAACAATAGCATCCTCTGTTTCTTGTGTAAAGTAATTATTACTATTTTGTGTTTTTGCCATAATCTTCCGGAAGACGGAAGGCATTGATAGTATCTTGAATTTCTTTCATAAAGTTAAAAAACGTTCCGATTTCGTCATCAGACCTTAAAATACCTCTCTCGTCTAATTGTTCTACATATAATTTTGATTCTACAATAAGATACGAAACCTTTCTAAGATATTCAACTTGCGATTCGATGATATCTTCCTGTCTAATAACCTTTTTATTTAAGTTCCAAATCACATAAAGACTTGTAACTAATAAAACAGATAAAATTACAATAACTATTTCCATTTTATATTTCTTTTAATGTATTTAATAATCCTATAGATCCATTTACTTTTTTACCTGTAGAGGAAACTGTCTTTTCTACTTTTGGTATAGTAGTTCCTCCTGAAGCTTTCCATGCATCGTACTCTATTTTAGAGGCTAGAAAATCTGCTTGATGTAAAATATATACCAAATTTGTTCTAAATTTAGAATCTGGATTAAAGGATATATAGTATGGTTTATTTACATCATCATATAATCCATCATGTAATTTTATAGCTAAATATTCTTTCTCATTCATAGCTATACCATTTTGCTGAAGAATGAAAAGGGAGCGATCTTGAATAAGCATAAAGGACAAATCCTTATTGTGAATATATTCCTCTCCTAATTTATCCCTTCTCCAGGCATCTGTTTGAGGTAAATAATTAGGCTTTCCTTTAAACCCTATTTTACCTAAATCATGATTAAGAGCAGCAAATACCAATTCCTCATCAGTAAAATCTATATTAGCTCCCATGGTTTGCCAAAGTTCTTTAGATTTTAAAGCACAATGAACAACACGGTTGATATGATCAATATACCCTCCAGGGAAGGCATTATGAAAAGAAGGTTTACCCGAAGCAGGAGCAAGTATCATTTCTTCTGCCAAAGATTCATAAAGAGCTTTTAACTTCTCTTTACGATCTCCGGTGATAAAAGTATCTACTATTTTTAGATGCTTATCCCAATTCTTTTGTATTTGTTCTGCCGAAAGATTCATTAGTCTTGGTGTTCTGTATTTAGTAATGTTTGCATATCACTTATCTTTTCTAATAGTTCTTCTACCTTAGCATAAGCAATATCTTTTTCATTTCTATGTATATAGTACCCCATTTTTTTAACTTCTCCTTCAAAGCGTTCCAACTTCTGTTGAAATAAATCTTTATTTCTCATCTTTTTTTTATTTATATTAATA